CATGATAACCTTAAATATACTTGACAAAAAATAGCTATTATGTTAGTTATATTATACATTATGCCACCATTCTAGCTACTATGTTAGTTATAAGCAACATTACAAATCTACGGTAGTGGTTAGCTTTTACCGTAAAATTATGTCACAAATCTTTGTATAATTAGGACAAAAAAAACCCCCTGCTAAACTAACCAAAGGTGCAGAGGGCTTAGGTAACACATTGGGCGTATTAACCTAGTGCAAACTTACATATTAAATTTGATACTATCTATATACTTGGTACTTTTTCTTTCTTTGGTAGAGTCTCTCACACATTTAATAGTAAGTATTCTACCACCTAATGGCTTAATGGGTGCACCTCTCTCTACATGCCATCCATGAGATCCATCTCCGTACTCCTCTTTATAAGTTCCTGTGAGCATTAGATGTAATTGTTTTTGTTTAAGTGTATAGCCTGATTGTGGGTGATGATCTACTGTATCCCTTACATCATTTCTGCAGCTGTTCTCATGGATATGGCCCATAACAAATACATCAAAACCTTCATATAGTTCTAATGCCCTGGTTAAATTGATAGCACCTTTGGTAACTATACCACCACCACCTGATCCATGAAAGTATTTAATCTTAGTGCAAAAAGATGAGGTAGTGCTCTCTAATGATTGCTTTATTATTAGCCATCCACCATAACCTCCTACCTGCACATTAGATCCTGCTTTAAAGTTTAGGATATCTACAAATCTCTGCAGGATGTCAGTCTCTTGAAATTTAATTATAGCAGTTTCATGGTTACCATATCCTATCAATTTAATGATGTGAGCGTATGGTAGGAACCACTCTACAGCTGTCTCTACTATAGAGTCTAAATACCTAGCGTTATTGTGCTCAGGTCTTATATCAGATTTATTTCTCCTGTTATCTCCCCTCCCCTGCATTAAACAGAACATATCACCATTAATCATCACAGGTATATCCTCTTTTAGACAGTAGTCCAGGTGCCTCTTAATTAGCTCTCTATCAGTGTGAGGATTATCCCAGTGCAAATCACTAAGAATAGCTACTTTTACTTCACTACCTGTTAACACAAGTTCGTGAACATTCTTACCATGTCTAATCATAAAGTTATTTAAAGGGGTTGTATAGTTTATCTAGTAATCTAAGAATAAAGAATAGAGCTATCCCACAGCCAAATCCTATAAAGAATAATCTCCAGCTGGTCTTAGCCTTAGTTAGCTGTACCTCTTTACGCTGCTCTTTAGCTTCCTTATATATGTACTTATACTTAAGCACATCCTGTTTTAGGACCTTAGTTTTGTATCTGTATTCTATCCTGGTCTGATACCTGGTCTTAGGCATCTCTAGGATCTGAATAATAGTATCTTTAGTGGTGATAAATTTCTCCCATACAATAGTATCATTAACTATTACAGCCACACTATCTATAGTGTTAATCTTTATGGTATCATTTGCTATGCTTAAGCCAAATCTCACAGCTTTCTTATAGTGATACTGTGCTTTTTTAGCATCAGAGCAGGAGCCTAAGAGGCATAGTGCTATAATTGGGAGGATGTATCTCATAAGTTCTGCAGCATTGCTATCATACGTGGGCAGGGATAGATATCACTCTTATCTTTTCTCACACTATTGTGTGTAAATATACCATTTTCTCCCCTCAATGCACGTTTATCAATATCAAAGATGCTAGCATAGTAATCTCTAGGGATATTATACTGATCACAAAGGTACACTAGAAGCTGTCTTGTGCTCTCTATTTGTGCATCTGTATAAGCCTGCCAATAGATATGCCCTTTGTATGGTTTGTCTAAGATTGTTATCTGAGTATAATCTACTTTGCCACCTACATAGTTATAGTAGTAGCCGTTTCTTTTAGTTAATGGGCCATAGTTGCAGATCTCTATCCCTACAGATAATCTATCTAAGCCTCTGTAAGTTACTCCTACCTCACTAAATACTTCCTGTTTTAATCCTAGGTGGTAAGCCCAATTTTTGGAGCTGAAGCACTGCACTATTGTACCTTTGGAACCTATGATAAAAGCAGTTGCTACCTTACCTACTTTCTGATTAAAGAATTTAGCTACAGATAGGGCATCTGGTCCACCTGCAGTATGGTGCAAATAGATTTGTCTCTTGTCAGTAAGCTCATCTACGTATTGATCTTTAGATAATCGGTGTTGTATTATCTTTGTTATATCTAACTCCATCTATATCGGTTTTAATTTCTTTAGATCTTTGTAGTAACTGCTTAAAAGCGGACCATATGTCGATGCCTTTTACAGCTTTTATGTTCTCATTAATGGAGATAACCTCTATACTACAAAGCACTAGGGATAAGATTTTTGTGAGCATTAATGGTACAGAAAAGAATTTCATGATGATATCATTAAGTATCCAAAAGTCTATAAGATAGAAACCAATTACAGCCACCTCATAAAGCATCATTTTGGATATGATAGTGGATAGCTTCCTAGATGTTATTTTAATCTTAAGTTTCTTAGCCTTCCATATCCCTGTGATGGTATCTACCACTATAGCAAAACCAATTAAAAATAGTATCCCTGATATAGGTAAAAAGAAAGCTCCTATCACTGTTAGTAATTGTGTTATTGATTGTTTAATTGTGGTTAATAAGATGGCTAGCTGTAGTCTCATAGTATTAGTATGCTGTTATTATAGCCATTCTCTCTAAGGTTACCACACATACCAGTGCATACATTTTGCCATTGAGTGATACAGCTACAGTTGTTGAACATAGGCCGTAGATCAGTATCCATGTTAGTGGTAGATATGAATATAGGGAATAGATTTTTGTTAGCTAGTAGCCATCTGATAAGTCTCTGCTCAAAAAAGCTAGCTTTCTGTGCATAGTGCTCCATCCCAAAGGCTACCTCTGATCTAGATACACTAGCAGAGTAATCTCCTGATTGTGTTTGTAATCCCTTGTTTTTAAGTTGGTAGGTTAATCCAAAAACTGCATCCTCTGCAGATCTCCAAGCTATCACTGGCTGTATAAACTCCACTAGATCTATCTCATCAGGTGTAAGCGTCTGAGCATTGTAAGCTGTTAGCATGTGATTGTAAAAAGTGGTGCCTAAAATAGGCTGTACTCTTAGTGCTGCCTGAGTAGCTATGTAAGGGGTAACATCTGTTACATCCACATTAGCAGTAATAGGTGTATTAACTTTTAAGTATGTTTCTGTTATGAAGTATAGCATTATACAGGGGTTGTTGTTTCGGTTACTACTATAGCATCTGCTGCTCTTTGTGTTACATCACCACCCTCTATAGGAGGAAGGGAAGCTAAAGCTCTCACCTCATTGATAGTCATTGTCTCTAATACTTTAGTAGCTACCAATGGACTAAGTGAGTTAAGTGCATCATTAGTTTTGGATGTATCACCCTCTAGCTCTACTATATTCTCATTAATTATCTGGAAGTTATTGATAGTAAATTCTGCAGGGATTTTGGAGATGGTTAATAGCTCATTAAAGATAGCCATAACACATCCTCTTAACTCCATTACTACATTCTTTTCAAATATCACATAAGCCTGCTTAATATCTGCACCACCTCCTAAGCTACCTGTAGTACGTACTCCCATTAAGATAGGATCTATAGTGTGAGCAAAGCAAATCTGTTCTGTGTTAAGCTGTGAGGCTTCCTGAAAGAGGCTATCGTTACCATTGGTAGGTAAGCTTTCTATCTTAGGTAGCTGATCCTGTGAGTTAGCAAAAAATGCAACAGCTTTACCTGCATTAGCAGCACCTTTCATACGATCAATAGTTTCCTTAATCATATGCTTCTCCTCTTCTGATTGTGGCCTCTTAGGAAACATCATAGCAAAGCTAGGAAAAACACTATTTTGGATATTAGATTTAGCAAAGTAGCTAAGCTCACCTGATAAGAAAGCAAAGTTAAGAGCTGAGGTGTATTGTGGTAGTGAGTAGTAATCCTGCCCTAGTGATTTAATCTCATAGCAATATAACTGCTCATAATCAGAGCATGCTACGTGATAAGGTTTAATTTCTTTTACATCTATATTTGTGGACCAGTCCTCACATAGATAGTACATATCTTTAAATCTAGATATCCTTACTTTCTCAGGTGATACATTTTCTATCTTAACTAATTTCTTAGTGCTGTCAAAATAAAGTTTAAAATAAATTCTATTGTGCACAATTAATTGACGTGTAACAGCTTTAACTATATGCTTTAATTTAGTTTTCCTTTCAAACATATAAAGCTCTAGTTTCTCAGGGGTAGTTAGTTTGTCAGTAGCCAAAGCAAAGCCACCACCTATCACTGCATTAGTCTTATAATCTACTATGGCACCATGTAAGGGACTAGAAAAGTACATCTGGTTAAGGAGCTGAGGGTATAGGTTATCATTACCAAATCTCACCCACATATTAGTGGCATATCTACCATTAACATAGGGCAGGGATAAATCACCTTTACCTACCGGTAGGAATGGAGTGCTGAAAGATTGATATCCTTCCACCATTTCTGGCCCTGTGCTTTCTTTCTTAAAAAAATTATTATACCATGCCATAGTTAATCGTATATTGAGGTGCCTACTGGCCCACTTACCACCATTCTACCCTCTTCTATTACCACACCTGTGGTTTGTGCAATAGTTAAAGGTAGTACATAGGGTACTGAGCTCTCATAAATTTGATATATAAACTGCCCTTGTAACAAAGTAATATCTACAGGCTCATTAAGTACAAAAAGATTGTACCTTTCAGGCCATAAGCTAGTATCTGCAGTAGTAAATAACTGAGGTACACTAGTAGTATTCATTTCATTAGTAAAAGCAAAGAGATAGTGAGGGGTAGATACAGTAGTAACCTCTGTTAAGGTTAGCACTACCTGGTTAATAGTTCCCTGTTCAATGTATATCATACCTATATTATATGATGTTAGTCAAATGTTTAGAAATAAAAAAAGCCCCACTAATTGCAGGGCTAATTTTAAGCATGTTAAATGTATTAAGTCAATGAACCGATGATAGCTGGATCTATTGTATAGGCCAAGTATTCATTTTCAGATAGCAAAGTAACGGCATATTTAGAACCATCCGCACGAGCTGTGCCCGAACCTTCAGCTACACCTGTAACTTGTAAGTAAGGGAAGTACCAATAGATACCATTAGCATCCAAAACAATAGCAGTAAGATACTGCTGTCCTGATCCTAAAATCTTGATAGCTCTAGACTTATCAGCTTCTCTTCGTTGAAACATTAAGTTAATAGTAGCAGTAACATAAGATGAACCATTGATTAAATCAATAGCAGCCTCTTCTGTAAAGCTAGATGTATTTCTACGGATATAATAGTTCTCAAATAAAGTAGGAGTTGCTAAAGTGATACCTGTAATCTGCCATCCTAAACCTGCAGATGGATCTGTAGGAGTGATGGATGTGATGTTATCTTGAGGGGTTATCCATATACCATAGATACCTCCACTGTTGTTATCACAACTTTTTAAAATGGCCTCTAGGGCCTGGCATGTTGTTGGCATGATTTATATGTTTTATATAAAGGGGGTTGCCCCCCTCTATGAATTAATAATTATTATTATGCGTAGTAAACGATGTCAGTTGGATTAACAAAGCTGAAACCTACTTTCATGTTAGCACGTGTTCTGATAACTGGCTCAGCAACAGTATCTGCTAAGTTCACAGCACGTAAGTCAGAAGAATCACCCTCACCATCAAATGCATAGATAAGGTTGTCTTTCAAAGTGATTACAAATTTGTTGTTTGACATCCCTGGACAAAGTACTATTTTGATACCTAAGTAAGTCAAAGATAGATCCTGAGTGATATAAGCATTAGTGTTACCTGAAGCTACACCTAATCGGTAGATATTAACCAATTGAGTAGGCATGTAGATACGCAAGTCAGCAGTACGTGAAGCAATAGCTGCAGGAACCAAAGCGAAAGCAGCTTCTAATTTTGCACCTAATCCACCAACACCTGAGAATGTAGTGATAGCACCACCACCACCATTGATAACATCACCAGCTAACTCAGAAGCAGCTAATTGTTTTTCATAACCATCACACAAAGCAAGTTGTGGGTTAACAGATAATACATCACCTCTCCATCGTAACTCTTCAATTTGACCTGCAATAGCGTTAGCCATCTCAGACCAGTAGAAGCTAAAGAAAGAAGCTACTGTGAAATCTCCATTAGATCCTGCTGCCATTTGTAAAGATACAAAAGACTGCTCTAAGTCAAATTGACAAACCTGAGCCATAGCAGAAAGAGCACATACGTCTACTTCATGAGAGCTTAAGTCATCAGTGTTAAGGTTAGGGAAGTTACAAGGGCTAGTAGCTAGTAAGCCAGAACCAAAAGTAACTGTACCGATTTTAGTTTTGTACTTGATACCAGGTAAAGTACGGAAGTTATCAGGAATTTCACTACCTGAAAGGTAAGCCTGTGCGTAAAACGCATCAGCATTGGGTGCTAATAATGCAGAAGCATCAATGTTTAAATCAAATCTTAGTTTTCTCATTGTGTTTGTTTGTTTTTATTGGTTGTTAAATTTATTGAATTTACTTAATTTTTGCTGTACGCTCATCTTTACAGCCTCTTCCATTGTCTCCTCTTCTGTTTCAGTAACTAGAGACTCTTCTAATTGATTTTTCAAATCGGCTATCATAGCCACAAGAGCATCCACTTGCTCAGTAATCAATGGGCGTACTATTTCTAGTATTGCTTCTGCATCCATAGCAGGATCTACAGCCATAGTTTCCTCTTCTACTACTTCCTCCTCTTCTACTACTGTATCAGACATTGCCTCTTCTTCTACTACTACTACTTCTTCTTCTTCTTTTTCTCTAATTTCAGTGATTTCACCATCAACTACAACGTAGATCTTGCCGTCAATTAAGTGTTCACCATCAGGTAATTTGTTCATATTATTTAATTTTAGTTGTTGCTGTTCTTTGAGCTTCATGCCTAGATATCCTTCTATGCTGAAACCTACCTGCCCATCTGCTACCAGTTGTGCATAGTATTCTTTATCTGTTACCTGGGCCGTAACCATTAGTGTACCTTCAGGTACCTCTATCCCAAAACTTGAGTAAGCCTTATCCTCTTTGGGTGTATCTACTATCCATGCCTCAAGTACATAAGCAGGTACAGTCTTCTCAGTATCATGCTCTAGGTTAAACAAGTCTTTATTAGACATGTCACGCATGAACTTTGAATGTATCTTCTCTATCTCCTCAATTGAAAATTTAACATAGTACTCTTTACCATCCTCATCATCCTTCCTATAGATCTCCATAGGGATAAGAGCAGGTGCTACTATGCGATACTTAAGATCATCTGTAAATATCATAGGCTTAACCTGGCTATTGAAAGCCATACCCATTACTTTGATAGCAGGAGTGGATGTAAAAGCAATTTGTTCTATACCTAAGTCCTCCCCATTTTCAGAGTATTCAGGATCTATAGTAATCTTGTAAACAGGTAGTTTATCTTTTGCCATACCTATATTATAATTATTCATATATTTGTAAAAAAAATAAACTATGGTAACTATTTTAGGAAGGGAGATTCCCAACAAAATTGAAGAGCTGACTATTGAGCAGTTTGAAGCAATTACAGACATCAATAATAATAAAGAGATAGATCCTGTAGACAGGCATCTGCAAATCTTTGAGTATCTAGGAATACCTGAGAAGGAATTTTTTGACTTTGATATCTCAGATTTTATTGATATTGTTAAAGAGTTTAATACAGCACCAGAGCTTACTAATAACATGGAGCCTGTAGGTACATTAGAGCTAGATGGCTTTACATATACAGCAGAGCTAAAACTAACAGTAAGAGAAACTAAGCTAATAGAAAAAATTGCCATCCATAAGCAGAAGGGATACATCTCAGATATGATGGCAGTAATGTTTAAAGCAGATCACCTTACTACTGCAGAGCATTATTCTGAGGCTCACCTTAAGTTAAAGTCTAAGCACATAAGAAAATTGAAAGCAGAGATCTGCATCCCTTACATTATGTTTGTGGCTAACAAGGTAAAAAATCAAGTGGAGAATGTATCTACCGAAGCAGTGGAGTGAGATAACTGTAGAGCAGTTCATAGAGATATCTGAGATAGATAAATCACAGGGATCCTACTACTATAATACTGAGATACTATCTATTATTTGTAATGAGTCTACTGAGGTGATAGATGATATAGATGTGGATGATATGGTAAAGATAGTTAAGCAGTGCAAATGGGCACTATCACAGCCATCTAATAATTATAAATCAGAGCTTCTAGGTATGAAGGTTAAGCCCTTTAATAAGCTGTGCCTCTATGAGTATATAGATCTAGACTATTATTTCACTAATAACTACATAAGCAATCTAGCAAATATTTGTGGTATCCTTTACAGGCAAAGTAAAGTTAATGAGTGGGGTGAGGAGATAATAGAGCCGTATGAATATGACTGTACTATCAGAGCAGATAAGTTCCTAGACCTACCAATCACAGATGTGTATGGTATCATTAGTGAGTTCTTAAAGTTCAGAGATAACTTTCTTAACACCTATAAAAACTTATTCCAAGGGGAGGAGCCACCTGAGCTAACACCAGAAGCCAAAGCAGAGCTAACACCTGAGGAGCTGAAAGAGGAGGAAGCAGAAAAGAAAGATAGTAAGTGGAGCTGGGAGCGTATGATATACGGCCTGTGTAATAATGATCTTACTAAATCTGATAAGATAGGAGGGCTACCCCTTACCTACGTATTTAATATGATGGGTATGAAAAAAGAATTAGACATCTAGAGGGAAGCCTGGAGTAAATCCTGCAGGAGGATCTAGTGCTTCAAATGTATAAACTATCCTTTGGTTTTTTTCTAATACTTCCACCACATCTAGTATAGGAAATCTCTTAGTAAGCCACTCAGTATACTGAGCATATATTTCAGCAGTAATCCCTGCAGCGTTTAGCTCAGCTGTGAATTGTGCTACATAATCTCTAGGAGTAATTACTCCACCATTCCATAAGAAAGCACCGTTATTTAAAAAGATAAAATAATACATAGCTATTATCTGTATCTCTAGCTTTTCAAAGCCTGTAATCTTAGCATTGATCCTGATACTTTCTACTAGTGTACCTTCACCATCTACTATATCATTCTTAAGTATCCGTTTCAATATAGTAGCCATCCTCCTCCTAGTAGGATATAGCACATTAAATTCTCCTGTGTTTGCGTATCTTCCCATTATTGTATGTTTTCTACTAGCACCCCATAGCTCTGAGTTACTGCTGTTAGTGTATTATTAGTAATTGTGAAATATAGATACTGCTGAGTAGTAAAATCTTTTGGAATTACATCAAAGGCAGCCAATTGTCCATAGTCAGCATTAGCATTGCTTCCTGTAGCAAAAGCTTTTATACTTCCTAAAGCGCCTCCTATTACAGGCATAGTCCTATAGATTGATGCCATTCCTAAACTACCTATAGCATTAGTTGCTATAATAGTGGAGGCTGTTATTTGTGCAAGTGTAGGAGAAGCAAATGTACCTATTCTTATTCTACTCCTAGGAGAAGCACCACCTAATGTAACTACTCTTACAGTAAAAGATGAGCGAAGCATTGCATTACTTATTGTGGTAGGTATAGGCACAGAAGCTATCAAAGTTTCATTAGTTGTACCTGTTACTACTGTTACAGCAGATGAGCAATATAGTATCGGATTATTCTGCTTAGCATTCAATGCCGTTTGCAAATCAGTCTGAGCAGATAGAGTTCCTGTAATACCTCCCCATACAGCACTACCACCACTAGCAGCGTTTATTATTTGAGTGCCTGTAATAGCAGTATTGACAGGAAGCCCTCCTATAATGGAAGTACACTCTATCAAATCTGTTGCCTGTAAGTCTCCTGTGTGAGCAGGTAGATTAGGTCTCCATGAGCCCCACCATCCATTAGCCATATACCTATATTATATTATTAATCTCAAATGTTTAAATCGGCACAGCACAATCTGTCCAGTCATTAACTGTAAGAGTGATAGACATCTGGTATCCTGCAGCATAATCTAGTAGATCATTATTCAAAGGTGTAAAGGTAGGCACTCCTACCACATCAAAGCTGTAGTCAGTGCTATCCATGTAATAGATGTACAAATCATTTAGGATCTGTTGCGTATCACTTAGAATAGTTATGATGTTAGCTCTATCCTTTTGGATGATATCATAACAGAATATATCAAAGCTAAACTCTGTAGTATTCTCAGTTGGGATCACTCCACTAGGCACAATATACACCAGGGGATACTTCTCATCCTGAGTAGCAAAGTTGTAAAGCTGTTCTTTAAAATCACTACCCACTTTGAATACTTGCTTATGTGCTGTATAGAAAGCTGTGATGTGGTTTGTTATGGCTTGTAAACTGTTCATAGTTCTGCTGATTTATTTATACGGTTTATTTTCTGTTGTGTGGATGTTACTTGAGTTTCAGATACTACAGCTGTTACAGTCATAGATGAGCTACTAGATCCACCCCCTGCATTCATGGTACCACCTGTGTTAGCACTTCCAAATAGTTGGGCTGCCTGTGGTAAAGCTGTAGCAGCGGATGTGCCTCCACCTCCTCCACTAGCACCACCTCCACTACCTCCTGCAGTAGGAGTTGCACCTGGTGATGATAGGATCTGTTTAGCCTTGGCTACATTGGTAGCAATCTGAATAATTCCTGTAGCAAATTGTGCAATCCCTGCTGCACCTGCTGTTAAGCTATTCATAGGGTTAGCTTGTGAGTTAGCTACCAAAGCACTGATAGCCTTAGCAGTATCTATACCTATTTGAATAAGAGCACTGGCCTTGTTAAATTTAGCTAGCTTCTCCTGGTCTTTAATTAACATACCACCAATATCAGTAATGCCCTTAGCAATATCTTCTGCTAGAGCTAGCTTTGCATCCCTTGCTTTCTGATCCTCTTCTATTTGTTTTAATGTGGCCTCTTTATTAATATCTGCTAGAGCTTTTTTGTGGTTAGCTTCTAGTATCTCTAGAGCCTTTTGGTTACCCATTGCTAGCTCTTGATCCTTAAGATACTTCGCCTCTATTTCTGCTATTCTTTTTTCCTCTTCTGTGGTAGTAAGTTCAGTAAGTAAATCACTTGCAGCCTTAACCTTGTCTTTCATCCTAGCAGTTTCCTCCTGTATCTGCATAGTGTTATATAGATCTAGCTTTTCTTTTAGTTGCTCTTGAGTTAATCTAGTATCAGCATTGGCAGCATCCCTTAGCTTTTGATACTTCTCATTTTGTAGTATCAATTCTTTCTCAGCACCTTCTGCCATGGCATCTAATCTAAGCTGTGCTAGTTCACTCTCTACTGCTATCAAGTTCTTTTTTTCAAGATCTGCAACAGCTATTCTTTTTGCTTCAAGTTGTGCTATCTCTTCTTTATTTGCTTGATCAGTTAAAGTTGTTTTCTCTTTTGTTTTTAATTTAGTATTAGATGCTATATCCTCTCTTTCTCTTTTGAATTTCTCCTGTATTATAGCTTCCTCTTTAGCTAAACCTTCGGCCATTATAGCTATCTCTCCATCTCTAATCTTTCTAGCAGCTGCTAATCTATCCGCTGCATTAGTTGCATTAGCCGCTTTACTATCGTTGTTAGCTTTCTCTCTATTTTTTGCTGCCTCTTTTGCTTCATCATCAGCTGCCTTTTTTTTATCATTTATTAGCTCCTGCTCAAAGACAGCCAAATCATTTATCGAGTTTAGTCTAGCAGTATTGGCAGCAGCATTAGCCTTGGCATTAGCCGCCATTGTGGCCGCCATCTCTTTCTCAAATTTATTCCATGCAGTATAGTCACCTGTTTGCAAAGCACTTGCTCTAAGCTCAGCTACTGTTAACTCGTTTTTAGCTTTTAGTTGTTGCTGAATAGCATAGGTTTCATTTACTAGTCCTGCCTGATATGATATGGCTGCCTTTAGTCTTGCTCTTTCTAAGCTGGTAGTATCCTTACCCTGTGCCTTCATGAGCTTAATTTGCCTGCCCATTGCATCATCTGCATCAGTGTACACTTGTTTCCTTCTTTCAAAGCTTCTATCTCTTGCTTCTGTTTCTGCTTTGATTTCTGCCAAGGTTGCCTCTGAATTTTTCTTAGCATTAGCAGCTGCCTCATCCTGAGCAAATGTAGTTAATCCTAGTGCATCTCCTAGCCATTTTAAAGCATCTATCACAGCATTGATAGGTATCATTACAAAATCCATCACAGCACCTAGCACGCCTATCTTATCTAGAAAGAAACCTACTGCAGCCACAATAGCTATGATGGTTACTACCAATAAGAATAAAGGATTCATAAGGATCTGTACCCCTAGCTTTACAAAGGCACTGCCTAGAGTTCCTAGCATCTTAACAAAGTTACCCATGCCCCCTAGTATTTCTTTGGGGTTAAGTTTGCCCATAGTAGTGGCTAGTGTGGATGCCTTAGTGGATGCTTCCTCAAAGTCAAGGCTCATCAAACTATCTTTAATACCACCTATACCATTACTCACCTGCTCAAACTTTGAGCCTGTAGCAAAGACATTCACTGCCTCATTAGCATCTGCTATCTTATCCTTAAGTACCCCTGCTTCCTGTGAGAGCCTAGCAATATCTGCAGGATCTGTAGCATTAGCAATCTCACCTTTGAGTGCTTTAAGTTCTGCTTTAATGGCACCTAGGCCAGAGACTTTTATAGGTATTTCTACTTCGTTCATTTTATATGTAGTATTTAATTTCTATTGTGGTGCCGTCTAAGTATCCATCTACAAAGCCTATACCTATTTGAGTGGTAGTAACTGATACAGTGTTAGAGCTTGTGGAGTATTGTGCTGAGATCACCCCGTCAAAGTTAACGTTACTTATCATGATAGTAGGCACATTAGTGCTAGAGATGTATGAAGGCTCAAAGCCATCTAAGTATCCCTCATAAGTACCTACCCCTGTTCTAGTCCAGGTAACACCTCCTAAGCTATCATTTTTAACTTGTGCTATAGGATCAGTTAATCCTGCCTGAGTTAAGTTAGCTATATATATTAATGGCACTACACCTGTAGCTACTCCATTTAAACTGCTAACCATTAAGCTATCTGCTGCCAAAGTATTCTCACTGATGATACGATCATCTCCCACTATCACAGATCTAGTGCCACCCACTATCACATTGCCCCTACCCATTACAGTAGCAGTAGCCTGATCACCAAAGACATTAGAGTTCATCATCCTAGTGGTATTGATATTACTCATGGCCATCATTTGTATAGGGCCTATCCCTGCAGGAGGGGTGGGTATGTTAGGGCCACTAGGTCCCATGAAGGGGGTAAAGTTAATCTCACTATCAATACTGATGAGCTCTACCCTTGTGAGCTTGTTAGCGTTGGCATCATAGTCAATTACCTTGTTAATGTTCCACCATGAGTTATCTATCCTAATCTTATCATTTAATTTCATGGCCTGGATGTCAGGCTCCTTAAGATTAAACATAGCAGTGAGCATCTTACCATTATTAATCTGGCCCATTGTACGCCTCCAGTATCTATTGTACAGGTTATTCTCTGTTAGGCTAGTAGGTTGGTAGTAGTAGTAATCACAGATGGCAAAGTTAATATCAAAGGTAGGGGTGAGTGGATCATCAAAGTGGCCTACCAATGGATAGCTTGTTAAGTTAATTTGCCCCAAAGATCCATAGTCATATATGTAGAATTGTCCACAGGTAGCTAGTGGCTGTCCTGCTGTAGTCTTATCATATAGGATACGTATATTAGTCTCAGGTGCTGCACCTGCTATCATGGGTACATAGGCACCAAATTGTGTTTTGATTACAGGAGTAGGGCTAAAGAGTACATCCTTAGTATCTACATCCTTTACATATTCATTATCAAAGATAACCTCAGCTTGCCCATAGATATTATTAGTGGCGTTGGTGTAAGTAGTGTTAGGGTTATCCTTATCCTCAGCATATGTTAGTATTATTTTCTTAGAGGTAAGTTCAGGTAGAAATGATAAGTTCTGCTCCTGGTCTTTGGCTAGCTTAGCAGTCCAGTCTACCTCCACCCCACTATCGTAGAAGTCATCCCTATTTTGTAGGAGTAGCTTGTTAGGTTGGGTGCTATCTACTTGAGCATAGATGTTATACATGTTAAAGATGCCCTTAATGAAGTCGCTCTGCTTTATCTTTTTAGGTACATAATCATTAACCTCTATTACAGCTGAGGATGCTATAGCATTTATATTACTGCTAGGTACTATGCTAATTAATATATTAGATATTACAGCCTGTATAACCACTTGCCCTGATGCAGGAGCTAATCCTGATGGGGAAGTTTTCCTCCAGTTTCTTACTGATGCAACGTTACCTATTGTAGCATATTGTTGGCTTACATTTATACCCAAAGTAGCAGATGATCCTAAGCCTATTATAGTGTAACTAAGTGGTATAGTAGTTTGCACTGTTTGTGTTAATATATTTGTAGTACCTACAGGTATAGTTAAAGGACATTGCACTGCATTAGGCACCCCAAACAAAGTAGCATTAGGTGATGTGTTAGTAAATAAATTACTAAAGATAATAGGCAGTCCTGGTATTCCTACACCTACAGCAGGCTTGTAATATACAGAAGCAGCTGATCCACCAGCACTACCATACAAAGTACCTCCTGATGTATTCACCAGGTTTAAGCTATACGTCATAGTAATACTATAGTCATAGCTCTGAGCATTGGCTGCACTTATGTTAAAAAAGGGTGTAGTGTATACACCTGTTAAGGGATCAAATTGCCCTTGTATATCATCTAGCTCAGTCCACCCTGTTAAGTTAATCTTAGTAGCAGGTGTTTGAGTACTTCCAATAGAAGCTATGTTAGTAAATCCTGCCCAGTTGTTAGCTCCATTGATAGTAGTAGGTGCTGTTTTTTCTGCTTTGACTAGCCAGTCCTGATAGTCTAAATTATCTACCCCTCCATTGTAAGGTATGAACAGCTGCTCAAATCTATCATAGCCCATAGTAGGCCAGTCATAAGTAAAGCCTGCATCCTCAAAGATCCTATCAAAGTAAGTCTTAGCAAATATAGCAGGCTTAAACTCTTGAGTACTATATACACCATTAGTAGAAGCAGGGAGAAAGTATTTGAAGCCATTAGCAACGGTGTTACTAAATCTATTAACTACATTGAATGCATTATATATATGGTTAAGGTCTGAGAAGTCTATATCAGTTAGTTCCTTGTTAGCTATGGCTGTAAAGAAATCTGCTTTACTATCCTTAACTAATACCTCATAGGTTACGTGCTCTTCATATCCATCTGTGAGCTGAGTCTTTACTACCCCTGTTAACTGCATAGAGCAGTCCTCCATTATTGGGATGCCATCCTGGATAACAGCACAGGTAGTTAGAGCATTAATGTTAAAGGTGCCCTCCACTATATTCACATCATAGTAGTGGTTTAGTAGGTTGTTATTATTCTTACTACCAGTGAGAGTTATGGTCTTAGAAAAGTTACCCTTCCTTTGGCTTATATCTCTGATATCTCCTATCTGAAAATTCAAAGGGAAGGCAGTGCCCTCTTTGACATCTAGGAAGCCTGTGCTTAGTTGTATCTTAACCATTTACGATATTGTTATTAGCTAGCTTAATAGTTACGTTCTGCTTAATTAAATTCTTGTTGCGTTGGTTGTACACCTGGTAGTCTGAGGTCATGATGTTACAGCTGATGTACTCCTCACTCTCAGGCACATCACAGTCATTTGCATAAGAGCTTAGCTTAACAAATGTGAATGGAGATGATATAAGCTCAGTGAAGTAATTAGCCATGTCCATAGTCATGAAGTTGGTAGCTAGATCTAGGGTAGTCTCAGTGCTTACATAGGTGTTTGTCATACCTCTCTCAGTGAGTGCATAGTCCCATTGATTACTACCATTGATAAAGCCAGGCACATCTTGGTTAAACTGCTCACGTGTTACGTTACCCTTCTCATAGCTGTTAAGGCTAAAGGCAAAGCTGTTCCATGAGCCTAGCTTGTCTAGGAATAAGATGCTGTACTCAGTGGTGCGGATCCTTCTATCTAGGGTTACCCTGTATCTTGCTGAGCTTATCACCCCATTACGTTCATAGTGGAAGTCATAGTACTCAGTGGTAGGCTCTATTAAGTTACCTGATCCAAAGACTAGGGTAAGAGCTCCAAAGTTATTAGGCCCTACTGATACACCACTAAGATGATCTATAGCTGTTACGTTCTTCTCAAAGATGTTACCACCATCATTACTAAACACCATGGTATCTGGTGCCGTTGGGGATCCATTAGCTATGCAGTTCACCCACATATCCTGAGATAGGGTAGCGTACATATTTTTGTTACCTGCAGGATAGTTAGTTAGGAACCTATCAAAGATGCCATTTAGCATGAAGTCCTGATAGTTATAGCTAGGCCATTGAGCCCAATTGATAGCACCATTGAACACATACTTGTTAAGCTGTTGGGCTAGGTTTCTGTTGACTGTCTTTCTCCCATCTGCATAGGTGATGGCACCATCTATAGTGATATCAGTTACCAAAGACCATAAGCTGTTAACAACTATGTAAGCAGGGTTAGCTACTAGCACAGTGAAGAGTCCTTCTAAGTTGGGATTGGCTACACCTAGATCTGCTTGTGTGATGTTAATCTGATCACCTAACAAAAATGTATTAGCTACGTTTATTCTCACCCTTCCTGCATAGGGAGCTGTTACCCATTGAGTAAGTGCTGCAGTGTACAGAGTGGTAGTCAAGTACTCCTCCCCTATCCTTACATCATATTTGTAGTGACTGTTAGTGGCGTTGTATGCTGAGGTGTTATTCAAGTTCAGGTCATAGCTTACCTTAGCCTGTAACAGCTTCGATAGATCTATCTCACCAAAGCCAGTGGCATAAGTTGGGAGCACCCTGTACTCTGCTATCTTATTTAGGGTACCACTCTGATATATATCATAGATAAACTTAAAGCCCTGAAGGTTTACATTGCTACTGCTGTAGATGTACTTAACAGGGTTGTATGCAGGGACTATTACTTGTGGGGTTGCTTGTGCTACTAATGCCATTACTTGTCTTTACCTATATTAGCTTCATTACTATTATTGTTTTTAAAGCCACCCATAGCGATGAGGTAGGCATGATCTAGCATCATCATGTGCTGTTGCATCCTATCAGGTCTATTGAATACTATCCGTACACTCTTGCCTGTCTTATGATGGATGTATGCCTGGACCACCTGTATCTTATGTAGCGTATCAGAATGCATAGTAACTATCATCAGTGTAGTACTCCTGCCTTATGTGAGTAGTGGCATATCTTATTGCATCCATAGCATCATCAAATAATTTGACAGGCTCATCTGTTATGAAGTCCCCTATCTTTTTCCATTTGTAATTCTCATACTCTCTCTTCACTGCCTTATCATCCTGGCATATTACACCAAAGGTCTTAAGGTTGTCTATGCCTTTCTTAACCACCTTGTTTGCGTTCTGGACATCATAGCCTGCTATGTTCATCTCTTGGATGATTTCTGGACGTGAGTAATCTGCTAGGATGGTAACCGTCTGCTCTATGCCTAGGGTGCCTAGCTTCTCTATGAGCATAGTAGTGGTTAGGTAGCTCTCATATATCACAGGCTCTATGTAGATATCATTATCACAGTAGTATACCCTCATCAGAGCTGTGGGGTGATTATAACCAAAGTCTAAGCCATATACATACTTGACAAACTTAGCAGGCCTATGAGCTACAAAGGACCAGTTGCTGTAGATGTTACTCTTGCTTGTTGCCTTCTCACCTAGGGCATAGATCTGATACAGTGCCTCATCTGTTCTCTTAAGGTCCTCTATCTGTGCCTTGATGCTATCAGGTAGGAAGGGGTTATCTTTGTAGGTAGACTTTATCAGGGTGCTCTCCTCAGCAGGGAGCTCATACAGCCACGATACACTATCAGATGGGTTGTAGTCAAAGATGAGCTTGTCCTCTGTTCTCATGTTAAGCTGAGTGAAGTCATCAAAGTACAGCTCATTAGCTTCATTGCACCAGGCTATATCCCTTTTACGGCCCCTTATTTTTTGCTCATTATCTACTGAGAAAAACTCCACCATAGATCCATTAGCGAAGGTATATATCTGCTCACTCTTATTGTGGCTCTCATCTTTATACAGCCCTATATCCTTAAGGATCTCTATGAAGTCCCTGAGCACTGTAGCACGTAGGGCAGGGAAGGTCTTGCGTATCACTGACACCACCTTGTTGTTGTTCTGCAGGCAGTAGATGATCATGAGCTGACAGAGGC